GACTTCGAAATTCCGGGTTTGGACAACAAGCAGTTAGCCTTGTGGATTATTGACAACCTTACTTTCAAACAACTCATCCTAGAGTTTTATGAGGATGGGCAACCAAATAGCGGTTGGGTACATTGCTCTTTTGAAGAGGGTGATAATAACAACCAAGTGTTACGCGCTGTCAAAGAGGGTAAAAAGACAGTTTATCTAAAGGGTATATAATGACACCAGAAGAAATCTTAGCCGTTGACGCTAAACGTAACCACCCAGAAGGCACGGATGTTAGAGAGTTAATCACTGACATCAATGATGAAATTCGTCAAGGTGGTGAGCTTTTACAACATAAAAATGTTTTAATTGTATACCGCACTGTTTCTCCTGAAGTAGTTGAACACCACAGTTTTAACGCTGATACTGCCGCTAACTTAGCAGAAGCAAATAAAAAGTTGTGGGGTATGTTAAAGAAGGCAGGAGCTAAACAAGCGTACACAACTTACACCAATCCCGCTATTAGTAGTTTAATTGAAAAAGAAGCAAAAGATTTAAACATAAACATCACAGAAGCTGATGGTGTTTATACTGCCACGGTAGAATTATAATGGGATTCGTAAGAAAAAAAGTAAAACAAGTTTCTAATGTATTGTCAAAGGTGGATGACAAAATAATTCAGCCTGTTGTTAATACGGTAGAAGCTGTTGTTGAAGACCCTAAAAAACTAGCTATTGTAGCCTTAGCTGTTGCAGTTCCGGGGGCTGGCGCGGCTATTGGTTCGGCTCTAGCACCTGCGGCGGCAGCGGGGACTCAAGCAATCATTGGTAGTGCTGTTATGGGTGGGTTAACAGCAGAAGCCACTGGTGGTGATTTTGTCGAAGGTGCTATATTAGGCGGTGTTTCTTCTGGGTTATCTAATGCTGTATCCCCTGCTGTGAGCGAAGCGGTGGGTGGAGGTACTTTAGGCAACGTAGCCTCTGGTGCTGTCACTGGCGCTACAAAAGCTGCTATCAAAGGTGGTAACCCATTGGTAGGAGCCGCTCTTGGCGGTGTTAGCGGTTTAGCCGCCCCTCTCCCAGAAACAGACGCAAGCTTTATGGCGGCTGATGCTGCTCAGTTAGCAGAGCAAGGTCTCTCTGAGAGCCAGATAGCGGATACGCTTACCGCTGGTTATGCTAGTACTGCTGCTGCCAATGTAGCGGCTGAGTTAGCATCTGTTAACACACCAGTCAAAGATATAACAAACAATCTGACAGAGTTAAGTAAGACAACTGGTTTAGCGCCTGTTACAACAACTGACGCTGAAATGATAGCGGCTGACGCTTTAGGTATCGCTGAAGCATCTAGTCGTGATAATAACTTTTCAGGGTTAAATAATGAGTTGCTTAATAAAGGTACTAACATTGGTGCTGTAGAGCAAAACTTAATTGCATCAGGAGTAGACCCTTTAGTAGCTACTGATGTTGCTAATGAGATAGCGCTAAACCCTACTATTTCTGTTGATGATTTATCTGGTTATGTAACTGATTTTTACGGCGATACTATTTACGATGTTGAAGATTTAAACTTTGACCCAACACCTCCTGCGGACACACGCCCAGAAGGCGAAGTAATTGCTGACCCTATAAATAAAAATCTTATAAAATCTGTTGTTGGTGGAGCAGGAGCAGCAACCGCAGCCGCACCTAATATGCTTCCTCAAGGGATGTTTTCAACTACCCCGACCCCTGCCCCAACGGTTGCATCAGATTCACCTAACTCTATGACTAATGTTTATACAGGCTCTGCGTTTGAAAATCCTTATGCACGTTCTGTAAAAGAAAGACAAAGTTTAATTTCTGGATTGTTTAACTTATAAATGAGTGATTTAAAAATTGAACTACTCCCTTGGCAGAAGACAGTATGGGCAGATGAGACTAGGTTTCATGTTGTCGCTGCTGGTCGCCGTACAGGAAAAAGTAGGTTGGCGGCGTACCGTCTAATTGTTGAAGCGCTACAAAGCGAGAGAGGTCATGTATTTTATGTTGCTCCTACGCAGGGTCAAGCTCGTGACATCATGTGGCAAGTCTTACTTGAAGTTGGGCATCCTGTTATTACAGGGAGTCATATTAACAACTTGCAGATTAAGCTTGTCAATGGTGCAACTATTAGTCTCAAAGGCGCAGACCGTCCTGAAACGATGCGGGGTGTTTCGCTAAAGTTTCTTGTCTTGGACGAATACGCTGACATGAAGCCAGCGGTGTGGGAGCAAATCTTACGCCCTGCCTTAGCTGACTTGAAGGGTCGTGCCATGTTTATTGGTACGCCTATGGGTCGAAACCACTTCTACGATTTATATCAATACGGCTTAAAAGGAACCGATGACACTTTCAAGTCTTTTCACTTCACTTCGTTTGACAACCCGTTACTTGATCCTAATGAGATTGAGGCAGCTAAGAAGAGCATGTCCTCATTTGCATTCAGGCAGGAGTTCTTGGCATCTTTCGAGGCCGCAGGTGGGGAGTTATTCAAAGAAGAGTGGGTGAAGTTCGACGAAGAGGAGCCTACAGAAGGTGATTACTACATTGCGGTTGACTTGGCTGGCTTTGAAGCCGAAGGTTCTGTTGGTGTTAAAAACTCTCGCCTTGATTCTACTGCTTTGGCTGTGGTAAAGGCCAACGAAAATGGGTGGTGGGTAGCAGAGATTATCTATGGCAGGTGGGATGTTAAAGAAACAGCCAAGAAGATATTCGATGCTGTTAAAAAGTACGAGCCTGTAGCTGTTGGAATTGAAAAGGGTATCGCTAAACAGGCGGTTATGCCCTACATGACCGACATTATGAAGAGAACCCAGACATTCTTTAGGGTTGACGAGCTAACACACGGGAATAAGAAGAAGACAGACCGTGTTGTGTGGGCTTTACAAGGTCGATTTGAGAATGGTTACATCAAACTCAACAAAGGTGATTGGAACAACGAGTTCCTAGACCAATTATTTCAGTTTCCAAACAAGCTAGTACACGATGACTTGCCCGACGCACTGTCTTACATCGAGCAACTTGCAAAAGTAGCCTATGTTTTTGACTTTGAAGAGGAAGAGTANGAGTACCTAGACACAATTTCAGGATATTAACATGGAAGATAACGAAAAGTATAGCGACCAAAAGGTTGAAAGTTGGGTTATTGACAAAGTAGACCAATGGCGCGACCACTACAACGCTAACTACGAGCAGAAGTTTGACGAGTACTACCGTCTATGGCGTGGTATTTGGTCTGTAGAGGACAAGACCCGTGACTCAGAACGCTCACGACTCATCTCACCAGCCCTTCAGCAAGCCGTGGAGAGTTCTGTCGCTGAGGTGGAGGAGGCTACCTTTGGTCGGGGTAAGTGGTTTGACATCCGTGATGACCGTCAAGACCAAGACCCTACGGATGTTGCCTTATTACGTGAGCAATTGTCAGAAGACTTTCAATTCACCAAGACCCGCAAGGCTGTCGCTGAGTGTATCCTAAACTCTGCTGTCTTTGGCACTGGTATTGGCGAACTTGTCCTAGAAGAAGTCAAGGAGATGAAGCCAGCTACTCAGCCAGTGATGGATGGGGCTATGACTGCTGTTGGTGTCACCACTCAAGACCGGGTTGTTGTTAAGCTTCGCCCTATTTTACCCCAGAACTTCCTGATTGACCCTGTTGCCACCTCTATTGAGGATGCTTTGGGTGTTGCGATTGACGAGTTTGTCCCTAAACACCAAGTAGAGATTGGAATCCAAAATGGTATCTATCGCGATGTTGATCTTGAGTCTGCCGATACTGATTCAGACATTGAAGCAGACAAAGAACTCACCTCTTTTGACGAAGATAAGGTTCGACTAACCAAGTATTACGGTTTAATTCCTAAACACCTCTACAACGACGCTGTAATGGAAGAGGATGACGATGAGTTGTCCAAAACTGTTAAGCCTGAAGAGGAAGAGAAGGAAGAGGGTTATATCGAGGTAGTTATTGTTATCGCCAATGGTGGTCAGCTACTCAAGATTGAAGAGAACCCCTACATGATGCAGGATCGCCCTATTGTGGCCTTTCCTTGGGATGTAGTCCCCTCTCGCTTCTGGGGTCGTGGTATCTGTGAGAAGGGTTATAACAGCCAGAAGGCTTTGGATGCTGAGTTACGTGCTCGTATCGATGCCCTAGCCCTTACTGTCCATCCAATGATGGCTATGGATGCCTCTCGTATGCCTCGTGGGGCTAAGCTGGAGATTCGTCCCGGCAAGACCATCCTCACTAACGGTAACCCTGCTGAAATCCTCCAGCCATTTAAGTTTGGTAACCTAGATCAGGTGACCTTCGCTCAGGCGGGTGAGTTGCAGAAGATGGTTCAGATGGCTACTGGCGCTATTGACGCTGCTGGCATCCCCGGCACTATCAATGGTGACGCTGCCGCTGGTGCTGTATCCATGTCGATGGGTGCAATTATCAAACGCCACAAGCGTACCCTGATTAACTTCCAAGAGTCTTTCCTAATCCCTATGATTGAGAAGACAGCGTGGCGTTACATGCAGTTTGACCCTGAGCATTACCCT